TTCACTACGCTTTCCATACCAAGGAGAAGGACTATTAACTAATATATTGTATCCTTTATCTCGATTAGAGATGTCTAATTTTTCTATCCAATAGATTTCTCTTTCGCATATATTCTCTGTGTTAACCTCTTCGAGTATCTCTATGTAGTAGTTATTTTCTCCGTTTTTATTAAAGCTTTTTTGTAAGTATGTTGAACAATGTTTACCTTTACTTAAAGCATTATAATGCTGGCTTCTTCTTTTTCTGAAGTTGATAGTTTGACCAACGTAAGATTTATTGTTTTCTTTGTTTACAATCCTATAAATTACTGGACAAGTAGGATACATATTCCTTGAGAAACCTTGCTGTAAAGGTTTTAAGGGATATCTATTTACAGCCATTTTATTAACCTTTGGAATGTAATCTATTGAGACCGGTGTTAGTACCACGCAGTCTATACTTTTGATAATTGTTCGGTTGTGGAGCTGACATCATTTCCTGAGGAGTACCAAACCCGCCAGATCCCATACCTCCACCAATATAATTCTTATTGTAGTCCATCCATTCGTTCCACCTCATGTCGTCTCTTGCTTCCTGGTTCTTCATAAGTCTATTACGCTGTGCATACTGACTCATGTCATTAAGACCCTGTCCTAGGAATGCCCTACGAGCAGCTGAGTTACGCGAGTTAAGATCACTAACTGTAAGATTAGTATTAGCCATTTCACTACCTATGCCAGCACGGAATTGAGCCTCCTCACCTAAGTAAGCGTTGTCCATATTTATCTTCTGAGCCCTAGCAGCAGCATCACCTGACATCCTAGCCAGCTGACCTGCTTGTAAGTTAGCAGCTTGAAAACCTGCTGACCTACCCAGATTACTTATATTCTTATTATACATCCCCTGTGCTGCTCTGTTAGATTCTAACATAGGATCAATATTAGCCCTACGGTTAGACATGAGACTCATAGCTTTATTAGCCTGAGGATTATAATAATCTGGTGCATTCATCTTCTCTTCTTTACCCATACCGGTTATTAAATTATAACCAACTGGTGCTAACTCTAGAGCTGTTTGGCCTAGTTGTTTAGCCATATCAGATTTAAGGAACTTACCAACCCCTTCTATAAAACCACCAAAAGGAGCCATTTGTATCCCATCATAAGACATGTTCTGGGCTGGCTTCATTGCCTCTTGCTGGGCAAACAAACTTTGTAAAGTAGACTCTACATTACTTAAACTTCGTTCAGCAGTCTTCTTTGCAAGTGTAGTAGCTTTTGGATTATTAAGAATAGACTGTAGTTTGTCTTTACGCTTTCTTATAACATCTGCTTCTTCTGCAAAAGTTTTACCTTTACTAGTTTTAAGTTGATCGCTAAATACCTGTGTGCCTGGTTGTAAAGACATACGGTTAGCCGATGTGGCTCCTTTATGTGTGGGAAGATTAAACTTCTTCATAGTGCCGTTAGGGGCGTTAGTTACTTCCTCTTTCTCTAATTCAGCGTTTAGCATACCATAAGGCATGACACCACCGTCTTCGAAAGTGGGTATATAATTATTTATAGAACCTGTCTGTTGCATTGTAGCAATACCTTTATCTCTTATTTCTTGTGCACCTTCTTCAGCTTCTTTCTCTTTCTTCTTGTCCCTGAAATGTGAGAAAGTACCTTTTACTAAACCTGCACCTGCACCTATTAAACCACCAACTACATTACCAATACCTGGTACAGCAGTACCTAATGAAGCCCCACCAGCAGTATCCTGTAGTATACCACCTAAACTAAATAAAGGTAGATTATTATCCTGTGCAAACTTATAAGCTTTGTAAGCAGGTATAGCTTGGTTCGGTTTAAGTTTTAATTCCTTAGCTAAAGAAATCTTATCCTTCATTGATTTACCAAAACCTTTGTCTCTCTGCTTAGCCATTACACCTATTTGGTCAGGTGTTAAACTGTTAAAGAAGTTCTGGAAATTCTCAGCGTCTTTCCCCATTTTGGGAGGAGTACCACCACGTACACCATATAGAGCAGGAGTGTCTGTGTAATTACCTAAGTTATTAACAGCACCATAAGCGCCCATAGCTAACTTCATATTCTGAGGTCTACCTTCTGGATGTAAAGGGCTTGCTAACGAAGGATCTATACGATTAGCTGAATCAGCTAACATACGCATGTTACCTTCCATAGGACCAAAGAACATATTGTAATCATATGCTGATTGGTTTACATTCCTTGCAGCTCCTGATACAGCATCTACTTTAGAACCTTTAACAGGACCTCCCTGTTGGTAGTACCAAACTCTATCTTTTCTTTTCTTCATTATCGTGGTGATATTCTGTAACGTACTCCAATATAAGGTAGTACTAGCCTGTAATTACTGTTGTTATTATAGACAAAGTCTACAAACATAAACTTGTCCCTCATTCTTTCTTTAAACAATCTGTCCTCATCAAGGTTAGCAACATCTAGTACATCAGTACTAAGCGTTGGGTAATCTACATCAACTCTGTTCCTTGGAACAACTGTAGTCCATATACGTTCCCGACGTTCTAGATTGGTCTTATAGACTAGGTTTATGAAACCTGAGTTTTGATAGTTGTTCCTGCAGCGTAAACTGTCTAAGCTCTCTAAGTTTACTTCATAACCATTTGAATCAGTTACTGTGGTATCATAGAAAATGTTATCAAACACTTTGGTGTTAGGATAATTATCATTAACCAGTATAGTTAAGTTGGATGCAGCTGGAGCTGTTGCGTCTGTAGTACCACCAGGTATTATAGAATTAAACAGGCACCTTTCTTTCAAAGCACTGTTACAATAGAATAATTGGTCTGCATTACCTGTAAAGTATGAGGTTAAATAACCATGCCTTATAGGTAAGTATAACCTTGGTGTTAAAGTGCTGAATGCTGTGAAAGCATTAGTAGTCTCATTAAACATTACGGTGTAACTTGTACTACCAGAATTATAAAAAGTCATTAACACTTCATTATAACGAGGGTTGTATGTACCATGTGGTTCTAACGAACTTGTTATATTCTGTGTAAACCAAGACTGCATCATCATAGATTTACTCAAGTTCTCTAAACCATCTGCAAACCGATACACTGACTTTTCTTTATCATAATACCAGTAGACAGCTGCCTGGCTAGGTATGATGCTACGCCTACTTGACGTACCAACAGCTGTAGAGATATAATCATAACGATCTAAAATACCACCAGTTCCTAACACAAGTTGTGCGTTAGAACCGTCTGTTATTAAAGATCTGTCGTTTACTGACAGTATACCAAAGGCATCATCTTGCCAGTATAAAAGTTTGTTGTTAATAGTTGCTATACCTGTTACTTCACCATAACCAGGATCTACTTCGATGAAATCATTTATTGGAAACCTAGTCCAAGAATCTGAAAGCTCACCATTAGTTTTAACGTTAGACGCCTTAATCATACAATCAAAAGAAGTCTCGTAAGGATTCTCTGTTGATATGTTTATATAAGACTTACCAGTACTATCTTGTGAATACACAGTATTATATTGGTACATGTCTTTAGTTTGCTCTAATGTAAACCCACCACTTCTTGTCCAAGTACCTGCTGTTTCTTGAGCGTTCTGTATCTGCGCATCGAAATCCCTAGCTAAATCAAAGCCGTGATGTAACTCACAATTAATAGAACTCTCAACAGGAAAAAGAACTTCGCTTAGATAAGAGTTGCCTGATGTTAAAGTTAAATCAAACAACGAATCATACACAGACATATAATTTATAAAGGTATCTCCATTATAACAAGTGTATGTAGTTTCTATGGTTGTTAAAATATCTGACGCGGGTATAGCTGTGTTATTAATTCTTTTATTGTAAGTATTACCTCCGTACTGCGAATCAAATACATTACGTTTATAATTTACCAAACAAAAATCTATACCGTTAGTTGTCCAACTAGAATTACCGCTAAAAAAAGCTAGCCCAGAAGAACCATACACAGAATTAGTAGAACTATAGTTTGTATACGTAGACCCATTTATACTTACTGAGTCTTGACTAGGTGTAACATATTTGACAGCTGCTAAAGTATTTTTCTCATTAGCTGTTTTATCTCTTCGGTTATTAACTTTTGCTTTATATACAGTTACGTCTAGTGCACTAGTAGTGTCTGTAGATACTGTACTAAAATCTGTTACAAATTCTAAATAATCGTTAGCAGCAAAATTAATATTCTTAGTTATGTTAATTTCTGGAGATATTAACTTATGAACAAGTCGG